TCTTAGAGAACTTCTTGAGCGAAGTCTTCTCGTTCACCTGGGCACGGGCATAAAACTTACCCTTACCTGCATTCTTTCCAAACTTAGGAACGTACTTTATAGAGGGCACAAAACGAAGCGTATATTTTAGAGAGAGTCCGAAAATGGTGGAAGAACCTAGAATAGAGATAGTTAGATAGATGAAGGGAAAATGAGGGTGTAAAACGAAACGTTTACATTGGTTGAATTTTGGTTGAATTATCTGAGAGGTTGGTTTACATAGAACGAGGGGAAAGTTTACATCGGATTGCATCTGCTTTACATCAGAGAGGCTGAGAGGCTTCTGAGGCGTGCAGGAGGGCTTGTCTGCAAGGCGATGGATAGATGGAAACGGTGAAGGATTAGAGCGGCTTAACGGCCGCTTTTTTAGTGTCTTGTTGCGAAGAAAAATTTGGGTTTTAGGAATAATTAAGATGCGATTTTATTCCATATAACAATTATTTGGTATATTTGCAGCCGATAATGAGGGCGATGCGCTTTGCGGTGTGTGGCTCCTGATGTAGGACTTAAAACGATAGAAATATGGCAAAAGTAGTACACGTTCACCTGATGGTGGGCAAGCATGAAGGACGAAAAGACTTCTATTTCAGCTCCATCTCGGCGATATACACCGTATTGACGGCTGAAGAGATAGGTGCAACCAAGAACTATCTGCTGCACGCAGGGCTTGGTGGAAATGGTACGGTAATGACGAAACGCGCTGTAATTAAGCAATCTACGCTTATTTCGGGTGGTCGGATGAGTAATGTATCACCCGAGAAGGAATAAGGGCTTAGAACGCCATTTTTAGGGTGTTTTGGGCGTGTTGGAACGACATTATAAGCCTGTATGCTTTTAGGGGGTAATTTATGGGTATTTGGGGAGCTTTCGGGCTCCCCTTTTTTGTGCCCAAAATGGTCGATTTTGGGTAGTGGGGTTACAAGTGGGGTTACAAACTGGGGTTACATTTTCAGAAAAGTGGGGTTACAAAAGTGGGGTAAAACGCATAACGATAGCTTGGGTAGGAAAACTACCACTTTTGCCACTTTATGTGCAGGAAACATACCCTTTTCAGACCTCGATTTTTGACGCTTACACCTTATTATATATAGTATATAGGGGCTTTTTAGCCTATTTTAGCGCCTTCCAGGGGGAGGGGGAACACACTAGGGGTACTTTTTGGGGGTGTACCATCTTCCCAGAGCCGGGAAAATGATACACATCCTGGAGGTGGGTATAGAACGGGGTTACTCCAGACGGATGATACCTCTAACGAGAGCGATGGCGTGGAGATATGACTTCGCCAGTTCGAATGGTGGATAATTCTCGTTATCGGAGACGATGCAGATATGATCATCATCCTTACCCGGCAGTACTCGCTTGATGATGGCTCCCTGATTGGTGTCGAGAACATAGGTCTTGTTCCATTGGAAGAAGATGTCGTTCATCGGTATCTTCTGACAAGCCACGAGGTCGCCAGAGTAGTATGTAGGCTGCATGGAGTCGCCTTTTACCCTGATAAGGAAGTCGGCGCCCTTAAAGTCTGGTATGATATAGTGCTCGCATTCGTACTCCATGAAGGAGATATCGGAAGTGAATGCGCCCGCCATGGCGCTGGTAGGTATGAGTGGAATTCCCTCAATGCTTCCCTCCGGCAGCTTATGAATTCGAGAAGAATATTCTCTATTTTTCTCTGATTTTCTCTGCTTTTCTCCATTTTTCTCCGTTTTTCTCTCCTTTTCGTCAGGGCATGGTGTTTCGTGGGCGCTGGAAGTACTCGTCTTGAGCATTGGTCCTTCGCCTGCGAGAAGCCACGAAGCAGAATAGTGGGGATAATTTTCAACTATTTTCTCCAACCATTTAGCTTGTATATCCGTACCATTGGCTATAGCACGAGAAAGAACACCCTTACTTGCTCCTATAGAACGCTCGAAAGCGCCGATAGTTATCCCCTCGTTAGAGGCTATTTGCTGTATTTTTGTTAAAATATTGCCCATAAAACGAAAATTATCCCCAAAATATTTGGAGGGTTGAAAATTATTCCTTATCTTTGCACCGTGTTTAAGATAAACACCGCGCCAAAGATACTAAAAAAGCGCGAGCTGGGCAAATTTATAAACTTAAAAAACAATAATGATGGAAAATGTAGAGAAGGCCTTCAATGGTCTTGGTAGAACAAAGAAAGTGGAGTTTATCTCCAAGAACATCGAGCTTGCATCATCAAGCGCAGTAGCAGACTATGTGAAGGGATATCTCTTCGATGTGCTCAAAGATGTGGGTAATGATGAGTATGTAGCGACTTACCTTCGAGGTAAGGGCTATAAGGTTGAGAAGAAATAGAGTGTTTAACCGTGAGGGTGCAGCGGTAATGGTTGCACCCTCGATAAAAAGAAAAGATCATGGCACACAAGAGAACATCAAAACGCATGAAGCGTTTGCTCGAGAACATCGCACAGACAGAAGGGGTTGATAATACTCTTCCTGATACAGAAAAACTGAAGATGTTTCTTGATGGCAGAATAAACGTGAAGGACATCGAGACAGGCGAGCTGCTTAACCCGTATCTTTTCGAATGGGCACGCAAGATAGATGGTAAGTATTACGATAAATTCCCAGTCTATCAGGTTATTTGCACGAATGGTGTACTTCGACGTAAATATCTCCCATATAATACGCAATGTAGTCGCCAATAATATCGAAGAGGTGATAGATGGCGAGAATTTTTTGCTGACCTGCTGATATAGAGATTGTGATACGAGCTTTGTAGGGAGCTTTGCTGATTATTTCGATTTTCGGCTTGCATCCTCCAAAGGATTCAGACAGAGTACTGATGATATTAACCGCAGGCTTGATCTCATCCAAAAAGGATTCTTCTGAGAAGAACTTAGCATTCGGTACAATTTCGTAAATAGCAGTATATGTAGCCATAATTAATATAATTTATAAGTGAAACATGAATTTGGGTGCAAAGATAAGCATTTTGAGCGAAAAAATACTTAATGTTTGTCATAAGTTAGCTTTCTAAGGGTAGAAAGATTCAGGATTAACAACGAGCCGGGCAACGTTTCCCGGCAACTTGGGGGTAGCTGGAATGCAGGGCGCACGGAGTGAGCGACAGGGATTAAAGGCACGGATAAGCTCACATGATAACTGCATGGTAACACTAGGAAAGAAAGGCGGTTCGACTCCGCCTTCCTCCACCATTAGAATAAAATTATAATATTGTTAGAATATGAAAAGAGCAATAGACGTAAGCACGGAGGTACGCGAAGGAATACGCAAGACCTTCAAGGTGTCGGACCAAGCTATCTGGCTTGCTCTCACCTTCGACCCTAAGCGGGGCATGAGCGACAAGGCAAAGCGCATCCGCCAGTACGCCAAAATCAACGGTGGCGTAGAGACGGTGGTTGCTGAAAAGGGTGATACCTTGCTTTTCGACCATGAAGGAAGCTTCAGACAATACTTCTCCAACGGAGCGGTACTGGAATTCGACAAGAAGACTGGCAATGCTACCATCTTCTTCAAGGGTAAGGAAATGGTATCTGTGGACAATGTCTTGGTCCGCGAGATGCCTTCGCTTCAGATCATGGCAGCAAGGTGGAGACAGAAGGATGCCGAAATTATCGGTAATCCTGGTATGAGAGAACGTCTGGAACGTGGATTTAGAGTTGGAGGATAGAGTTATGGACATTACTCGGTATCTGATTATATCCATCGTATGTCTCTTTGCAGGCATCTGTGTGGGTAGAATCTGGAAGTATTTCACCAGTAAAGAATAAAGAAAGGTTATAGTTATGGAATATTACGGCAATACACTTTGCATATCTGCACCGGAGCTTATTGAGACTGGCATCATAACCCAATCCAATTATAAGGCGATGGCTGCAAGAAACCGCATTAACGTGGTACGTCGAGGCGGTGGCGCAAGCGGCTGCACGGCTCTCATTGCCGTAGACAGCTTGCCTACCAAATACCGCAAGGCGGTGGAAGTAGAGTTCCCCGGAGGTCCCGAAGTAAGGCTGCGAGGATGGATAACTTCCAATTATGAGGTAGATCAGCACGCCATGTGCTACTTTCAGAGCAGGCAGCAGACGGGCTTGGACCTGTCGGCAGAGAAAATCCAGGAGTATGTGGTGAATGCCTCGGTGCTCAATACCTGCATCAAGCTCTACGAACGAGCCTCTGCCTACCGCAAGCTGATGGGCGAACGCTACGACTGGGAAATGATGGCAAGTACCATCAAGGTATTGAAGGAGACCTATCATCATACCCTACCCGAATCGACACTGAGATTCCGAAAGAAGGTGAATGAGTATAAGGCTGGCGGCTACGGCGTACTGATCAGTGGCAAGTTCGGCAACCAGAACACCAGAAAGGTTGACGTGAAGACGGAAAAGCTGGTCATCGGCCTGCAATGCCTTCCTAACAAGCCTTATAACTCCCAGGTAAAGGAACTGTACGACTCCTTCGTATGCGGCGAGCTTGATGTGTATGATGTTCAGACTGGAGAGCTGTTCGACCCGGAAGATTTCTGTGACAAGGATGGGAATCCGAAGAGTTTGAGCGACAGTACCATCAGAAACATCCTGAATAAGCCGAAGAACAGGCTTATCTGGGATAAGAGTCAGTTGAGCTGGAGCGCCTTCATGCACGAGAGCATGCCTCACATGCACCGTCATGCCGGAGAATACTCACTGAGCCAGATAACCATGGATGACGTGGATCTGACCCGTAAGCTGAAGGATACGAAATTGCGAGTGAAAGCCTACTATGCCTACGACTCGGTAAGCCAGTGCGTGCTGGGCGCCAGCTACTCCAGGGATAAGGATCAGAACCTTGTGAAGGAATGCTTCCGGGATATGTTCCGGCTGATAGCCAAGCACGGCTGGGGTATTCCGGCAGGTGTTGAGGTAGAGAACCACCTGATGTCTGAATACAAGTACACCCTGCTCCAGGAAGGAACGGTGTTCAGCTATGTACGCTACTGTGCGCCTCTCAACTCGCAGGAGAAGCAGGCTGAGAATATCAATGGAGCCAAGAAGCGCCGTATCATCCATCGCAACCACGTAGGTATCGGCCGATTCTACGGCAAGTGGAAATACAGAGTGGAATCCAAGAAGATAAGCGACGCAGGAAATGATACCTGGGAAGACAAGCAGTATTACTCATTCGATGAGCTTGTGGCGGATGACCGCCGTGACAACTACGAGTGGAACCATACGCTGCACCCTAATCAGAAGAAATACCCTGGTATGACAAGATGGGATGTTCTGATGGAGCATATCAATCCGAACCTGCGCCCGTTTGACGCCATCACACTTGCCCGATATATCGGCGAGAAGGTTGAGACCTCTGTAAGGCGCAATTCTACGGTAAGAGTGGCCTATGAAGACTGGTGGCTGAGCAAGCCGGACGTACTGGAGCGCCTGGCTCCCAATAATTACAAGGTTACCGCTTACTACCTGCCGGATGAGGACGGAAAGCCGCAGGATGTGTTCATCTTCCAGGGAGACAGATTCATCGACCAGGTAGAGCGAGTGGAAACCTACAACAGAGTGATGGCAGAACAGACCGAGGAGGACAAGAAGAAATTCTACCATCAGCAGAAGAAGGTCAAGGAATTTATGAACTACACCAACAGGAACATGGTTCCTAAGTTGGGAATACACAATAGCAAGGATTATGAAGAAGAACAACAGAAAGAGATTGAAGAACTCGCTGCGAAGCCGACTGGGATGGATATTTATACATCCGATGTTCCCGATAGCGATTTCGGAGTACAGACAGCTGGTAAAGTACTACAGGGCACATCTTCAATATCCGAAGAAGACGAGGACGCATTGGCAATAGCGATGGCATTCGACCAGGCGTAAGAATCGACTTAGAATAAACTTATAACAATAAACGAATATGATTACAACAGAACAAAAGAAAAAGATTCTGGCTGCGATTGCACAGAACCGCGCCAATTATCCTTCGGATGCCAAGCACGCTACATCCCTCGGAATATCCACTTCGGTGTACAGCATGGTGAAGCAGGGCGTCTTGGACAAGGCTCTTTCTGATGCCAACTGGGTGCGCATCGCCCGTCGCCTGGGTGTAAACCTCCGTCACGAGATAGAATGGAAGCCTGCCAATACCTTCACCTTCCTGTTCATCCAGAAGCAGCTGGAGCTTGCGCAGCTCTCCTCTCTGAGTATGATTCTCTGTGACGAACCGAACATCGGCAAGACCTACTCTGCCAAATACTACATCGGCTGCCACGAGAATGCCGTTTATATCGACTGTTCGCAGGTGAAGACCAAGCGCAGACTGATCCGTAAGATAGCCACCGAGTTTGGTACTGACAACAAGGGAACCTACAGCGATGTGTATGAAGACCTGGTATATTATCTCCGCACACTGAACAGCCCGCTTATCATCCTCGACGAGGCAGGAGACTTGCAGTACGAAGCCTTCCTGGAGCTGAAGGCGCTGTGGAACGCTACGGAGCATTGCTGTGGATGGTATATGATGGGCGCCGATGGTCTGAAGGAGAAGATAAACCGCAGCATCGACTGCAAGAAAGTGGGATATACCGAGATGCTGAGCCGCTACGGAGGCAGGTTCTCCAAGGTGACTCCTGATGACGGCAAGGAGCGCGAGAAGTTCCTGATGAAGCAGGCTTCCATCGTTGCCAAGGTGAATGCTCCAGCCGATGCGGATATTCCTACTATCGTAAGAAAAACGCAGGGCGGGCTGAGACGAGTATATACCGAGATAGAGAAGCTGAAGATAGCAGCAGAGAACGCTGCTGAAGCTTCCGGGGAGGCCAGTCATGGCTAAGCGGGCATACAGCCCCAGGGAGATACTGAAGATGACTTATAAGCCGATACCCTGGGGTGGAGAGTGGGAACGGTGCTTCGGCCAGCCGGATATGTATGACACCTGGTTTATCTCGGGACCGTCGGCTGGCGGCAAGAGCTCGTTCGTGATGCAGCTTACCAAGAAGCTCTGTGAATACGGAATAGTACTCTACTGCTCCTTCGAGGAGAAGGTAAGCATGAGTTTCAAGGAACGCATCCAGCGTTTCCACATGGAGGAAGAACAAGGCAGATTCAGAGTCTGCATCGATTCAGATCTGGAGAACCTGAAAAAGATGCTCAAGCAGCGCAAGGGGCCTAAGTTCATCATCGTGGATTCGTTCCAGTACTCACATTGGGAATATGCACAGGTGGAAGCCCTGGTGGAAGAGTTCCCGAAGAAGAGTTTTATCTTCATCTCGCAGGAAGTAAAGAGCCAGCCACTGGGTAAGCCTGCCGTCAGACTGAAATACATGGCGGGCGTGAAAGTAAGAGTCGTCGGCTATGAGGCAGTCTGCCAGGGCCGATTTATAGGAGAAGCCGGAGCCACCTTCAAGGTATGGGAGGACGGACTTATCCAGGCTAGTAATAATCTATAATTTGAAAGCTTATGAGTGAAGTGAATGATTATCTCGGGGATTGGGTATCAAAGTGTAACATATAAAAAGCCGAAGAAACATGGATGAAACAGTAGAAGATATCATCGCCTACATCAAGAAAAAGACTAAGGATTTCAGTTATCCTGACCAGGCAATGATGTATGACGAGCTTGCTTCCAAGCTCTGCGATATGAATGCAGATGCACTGAAGAATGAATATCTGGACAGTGATGATTATCTGCTCGATAGTGTGTAGAAAGGTGCTTCTGCGACAGAATTATAAACCCATAAACAATTCATTAGAACATGAAAAAGATTATTTATTCGATTAAGAAATGGTGGAAAAAGACCACTGAGGAGTATCATCGCCAGCAGGTGCTGAAGCGTGAGAAGGAAGTAAGACGTGAGGCGATGCGCCGATTACAGGTAAGGGAGTTTGAGAGCGGGCTATATCTCTGTCTGGATGATATCCCGATACTGAAGGAGATTGAGGTTGCTCAAGCGTTGCCTAATGCCCTGCATGAAGCGCGAGAGCATTATCAGGACTATAAGCTGAGCCTTGGTTTATGATCTATCGGCTACAGATTAACAAGGAGGGAAGTTTATGGCACGACCGATTGCAAACTACCATCGTTTCTACGCCTCGTTTAATAAGTTGCCAAAGCACGGCGATGACGAAGAGGCTAAGGCGGCTATCGTGAGCCAATACACGAATGGGCGCACAATACATCTTCATGAGATGAGGGCGCAGGAGTACAAGGAATGCTGTAAGGCATTGGAGAACATGCTTGGTTATGGGGACCAGCGCAAGCATTGGCGAAGCATCTGCCTGCACCTGATGCAGGAGCTCGGAATAGACACCAAGGACTGGAACCGCATTAACGAGTTCTGTCGTCATCCGAGGATTATGGGTAAGGATTTTGCCCTGATTACAGTGTCGGAACTGGAGCAGCTGAGCGTGAAGCTGAGAGCCATCAAGCGAAAGGGAGGACTGAAACAGCAGGAAGGTATTAATATTAATCATATAAATTTAATGTTTATTGAAAATGAAACAGAACAAACAGGAACAGGAGCAGGTGGCTACAAAGCAGGGCAGCTCCCCAGTTGACATCAGTCAACTTTCAGAAGAACAGAAGGCATCTCTTCTGGCTCAGTTGAATGCCGAGGCAAAGAACGAGCGCATCAACAAGCGTGATGCCTACGAGGGCTTGCGAGGCGAATTTATGCACAAGGTTGAAGGTATGCTCATCAACGTTACCGCAGACGTCAAGGGCTTCAAGGAGTGGCTGAGAGAAGAATCTTCTGCCTTCGTCAAGCTGATGAGAGAGTACGGCCAGGTGAAAACCGATGAGCAGAAGAACTACACGATCACTGATGGTGATTTCCGTTTGCAGATCAGCTGCAACAGCGTGAAGGGATTCGATGAGCGTGCCGACCTCGCAGCGGAGCGCCTGGTAGCTTTTCTGAAGGACTATATGAAGAAGAGCGAGAAGGGAACCGATGATCCGATGTATCAGCTGGCAATGACGCTGCTGGAACGCAACCAGGCAGGAGATCTCGATTACAAGAGTATCTCCAAGCTCTACGAGCTGGAGGATAAGTTTAATGATCCGGAGTACTCGGAAATTATGAAACTCTTCCAGGAGAGCAATGTAGTGCAGAAGAATGCAACCAACTATTACTTCTGGAAGCGCGACAAGGAGACGGGAGTCTGGCGCCGCATAGAGCCAAGCTTCTGCCGCATCTAAAGTTAGATTATTTATTGTTATAATGTTTTAAGTTGAAAGAAAGGAACAGCCCTCGATGAGGAATGGAAAATGTAGAAACAACCGTGGATTGAGTTATCAGAAGCGGGTAACGGAGATTAACCGCATCTTTGATCGCTATGCCAAGCTGGGAGTCCCTAATAGGGAGATCTGGCGGCGTTACGTGTACCCGGTGTATGCCATCTCGGAGCGCCAGTTCTACAATATTCTGAATGCGAGCGCAGATCCTCGTAACGAGATTCCTCATCAAGAGGAGCTGTTCCTGAATTTCATAGACAATGACGGCTATGGCAACAGAGAAAGAACTGAGGACGGTAATAGGCCGCATTCTGAAGGATATTAGAATCGATATCAGTGATGAGTTTGATCAGAACTTTGAAAGGCAGGCTTTCTTTACCAAAGCCTGGGCGAGAAGAAGAAGCCCGCTTCGCCCCGGAGGTCATATTCTCGTTGATACTGGAGCGCTGAGAAAAAGTATCAGCAGTAGAAGTGATGAAAGCAGCATTACTTTCTATAGCGTTCTTCCTTATGCTGCCATCCATAATGAAGGAGGGGAAATAAAGGTTACTGCCAGGATGAAAAGATATTTCTGGGCTAAATATAATGAAGCACAAGGCGGTTTTGGCAGGAAGAAAAACGGCGAGCTTCGCAACAATAAGAAGAACCGACAGCTCGGAACGGAAGCTGAGTTCTGGAAAGCGATGGCTCTGATGAAGGAAGGAAAGGTTATCAAGATTCCTAAACGTCAATTCCTGGGCATGAGCCCCGAGGTGGAGGAAGACGTGAGGCGCATTATAGAAGACAACCTTACTTCTTATTTTGAGAACGACTTTAAATTTTAATTAACAAGATATGGATCCAAGACAAGAATTATACGCTGCACTCGTGGAGCAGCTGAAAAACATTCCCGAGGTGAAACATGTAGATCTGTGGAATGAGAACGTAGTTTATGCAGATCAGGACGAGCCATGGCAGCGCCCGGCAGTATTCATAGAGTTAGGAGCGATAGACTGGACAACGATGCAGGGCGCTCTCCGAGGTAACGGGGATATCAAACTGCATACGGTGATAGACTGGAGTGAAAATGCGCCTATAGAGGCTTGGCAGTTGACTGACAAAATCTGGCAGGCGCTGGAAGGTATTAGAAGCAAATCGTTTGACGGGTATTATCCTAGGCAGACTCTATCCAATGGGAGCCATGAAGAGTTGTACGAGAACATTGATGTTTTCAGGGTAAAGTATCTCAAGTCCTGGAGCACGGCGAGATAAATTACTTTCAATTCATATATACTATTATATTAGGTTCTGTAAGTTATAGGGAATTATGTTGTTAATTTATTTTTTTATTATGTTTTTAGGCGCTTATATGCGAAGACGAGCGATCTAATATTAGAAATGTTTTTCATATTTAAAAGAAAATGGCGGGTGTCGTGATGACACTCGCCATTTTGATTTTTTTTCTCATTTTCTTGCTAATTTAAAATATTTGTTGTATCTTTGCATCCGGATAACCCTGGTGTTTCCTAATGGCCCATGTGAAGGACCGCAGGAAACGCTGGGGTTATTTCTTTTTGAATGCTATGTAGAGTGTTTCTCTACTATTTTTCCTTATTTCTGTTTTCAGCTTCCAGACTTCGCCGCCAATATGTACCTCGTACTCATTGTAACCAGTGGCGCCTCTTTTTCTCTTCTTCTCTACATTCTTGATGTCTTTTTCGGATGTCATATCCTTTACTTCTCCCAGTGGGCTGAAACGTATGAAAGAGAGTTGGTCCAGATGGCTAGCTATCCACTTGAAGGCGTTGATTTCTTCTATCGTACGGGCATGCTTGAGGCCAAGTTCTAGAGAGTCTCTGGTCTGAAAATACTTTCCTGTTTGTAAGGAATTGGAAGACTTTGTGAAGTTGGTGGACTCTTTTATGTAACCTTTCTTCTCGGTACAGAGCCGTGATGCCTCAGCGTCCATAGCGCATTTGTGCAGCCTTCTACATGCTTCGCACAACTGATTGTCCGGAAGTGCCAGATTGACGTTCTTACCTTTCGCTACATCGCAGCTATTACACTTCTTGATGGTGTAAGGATTGTAGTCAGGAACAGCCTTACCCTGCTTTCCGCTATTGAACCGGAAAATATTAAAGCGCTCTCCGTCTAAAGCTTCTTTTCCTCTGTCCATCGCTTCACCATGAGGCGTGGCATCATACTTCCATTTGAGAACCTGGACCACCGTACAGCGGCAGTTCCATCCATTTGGAGGGTAGTAGCTCTCCCAGAAAGGGTCACTCATCGGTAGTGTTACTCTGTCGAGAGCAGCATGCTCCGGTCGCACCTTGTCATCATGGGCAGTTCTGTACTGGAGATAGTATTCGTCACCATCCTCGGCAAAGCGTTCCCATTTGGCAGCCATGGTAGCAGAAGACTGCACGAAGCCGTATTCTGCCCGAAGATAGTTCCTGTTGTAGGTCTCGTTAATCTTTCGTACATCATTCAAAAAGCGTTCGAACGGTTTTCTATCTCCATTCTCATCAAGCAAGCTAGGGAATGCCTCGTTGAGCTCGTGGAAGGTTTTCATGCCGGAGAAGATATAGTTGGAGCGGGTTAACCGCTCTCGCATCTTTTCGGTCATTTCCACCTTCTCGAAACTGGAGTCCAGGATATCGGTATGTTCCTGGATAAAATCCATGGCCTCGTTGCTTGACAGAATATTGATATCCAGGTGTGCGCCGTGTTGACGGAAGAGCGCTTTCATCAGCTTGTCGAAACTGGAGGATATTTCCTGGTATCTCAGTTTTTTCTCGTCGGCTGATGTGAGTTGGATATTCATTTTACCAATGATGGATTCGTATCGGCTGTGTAGCCCCTTGTAGTCATCGGGGCTTAGTCGAAAAAAGGTCTGGAGAGTTGCAGTCCAGGCTGCTGTATGCGTTCGCCTACAGGCATGTTGTATTTGTCTGCAAAATACTTTGGATCTACTTCGTAACGGTCAGAGATCATTTTCTCGTATTCCATCTGCTGTTCCGGTGTATAATCAACGCTTTCATCCCATGAAAAATGATAGCCTTTAAGCGGATATCCGTGACGGATCATGCGAGGGATAAGTTGGTTATTGATAATGCTTGCCAACATCTTCGCATCGCTCTCCACCAGGTTCTCGAATACCTTGAGGTGAGTCTGGCTTTGAGACAGGGAACTGCCATCCTCGATAGTCATGGTCTGCCCGATGATAAGCTTGGAGATTTCGCTGTTGGAACGGTCCACACGCTTGTCATAGACGTTGAACGCATCGCTCTTGGTGCTTTCGATGATTTGAATATCCGTTCCTTCGGGGAATAATGCCCATGGAGCGATATCCATGCCCTTGAGCATTTCTTCGATGCGCTGCTGGTCTGCCTTATCTCTGGAAGCAGTCTTGGCTACTCGCATAGGCATTCCGAAAACCTCGCTGAAGACATCCCATGCTGCGAGAACGTTCTTTTTCGGGATGGCGTGGAGTGCAGCCTTGAGATAGAGACCGAGGTCGTCGGGCTTTCCTGCCTCGATAAGGTTGTTGTACCATTCCGGCTCCCTATAGTCTATTCCCGTAGTCCAATCCTGTCCGAGGTCTGTAACTACACGATGATGTTCCGGAATCACGAATTTACGGTCGATAAGCTTTACTTCCGAGTAGCAGGGGCATCCGTCTCCATCCTTCCTGATATCTCCCAGTTCTATCAGGGAATGCCCGTAATAGATAGAATCAAGAATGAGGCGGCAGAGTTCATAGAACCATTCCTGCTCGAAATAATGCTTGAGTTCATCGCAAGGCTTGCCGCTTTTGTCTTCGATGTTAAAAGACTTGGAAAGGACGAAGCCTGTGCGCTGGCCGATACATCCGGTAACATGGGCATCCGTGGCGGTGTCTCTATAGATGTCGTAGAGCATCTGCCTGTTTGGACTCTCTATGCTGATAGCCTGCTGCCAAGCCTTGCGCCATTTTTGGATATCACTCTTGGTAAGAGCTTCGGTGGTGCGCTGAAGCTTGGATATGATATGCTGGGCATTTCTGCGGGTTGCCTTGTCGGCGAGGATGATGTCGCCGAACTTGGTATGCAGCAGCCGTGGTTCACCCTTGACGGCGCGCCGGATGTCGTAGATGCCCTGTAATGTCTTGTCAAATAGATTCATCTTGCTTTATTTTTGAATATTAAACTTGAATACGGATTACCAGGAGTGGCGGTTTGGTCCGTTTCCCCACTTAACGCCATTAGTGTTAGCCTCACCTGTAGCCTCGTCTGTGGCTACAGGCAGGTCCGGAACTATTTTTCCAGCCGCAACCCCTTCTAGCCACTTGATGGCACGCTCGTAGCGTTCCTTGCGCACATCGCTGCCCATTCTCTGCGGTTGTGCTGCAATCATATTATAGAGAGCAATATCCGCTGCATACATCACTATCTGTCGGTTGCGGTCATTTCCTATGGCGGAGAAGACCTTGTCGCAGTCATATTTAGGACGGAGATAGCCTGCTATCTCTTCCACCGCTTCCTGAATGGCATTGTCGGCGTTAGCGTCGTCTGCCTGGGTGATGACCTTGAGTGCGGCTTCAGAAGCCACCACCTTGAAATCTTCTTGAGTAATAAACATATAAAAATACTTTTTAATTACCAATCATTTTTAGGAGGTCTCCGCTTGCCTATGCGTGGCTCGAAATCACCAATACGCCCTTGTCGCTGAAGGATAAAGATGGCTCCTTCGTCAGCATCAGGAGCGTCATCGTGTGCCCTGCTTCCATGTTCCAGAGCCAGCGTCTGCTCGATTCCCACCTGCATATCCTCTGAGTCTTTAAGGTTCTCATTGTAGAACACCAGGCCTCGTTCCCATAAAGGGGCGACACTCTCGATACGTTGTAGCTTATCGGGCTTTTTCCGGTTATCAGCAGATATCGGAAGCTGATAACCCCGAAGCTCTCCCTCTTTGTAGAATTCGTCGAGAGCCGTATCCTGCATCAGGTTTGCTTCCATATAAAACTGGATACTGGTTCCCTGCTCCATGGCCCTTTCATAGAGGTTATATTGCCACCTTACCATCTCTCCGGTGGTGGCCTGGCGCACGAAGCAGTCTATCAGGTGAAGTTCGCTGCCCAGCTTACCCCAGAGCCTGCATGCCTTGTAGTCGTTGGCTGTCGTGGATTTCCAGGATGGGTCCGTATAGCAGACCAGGGCATCATACCTGGTGAGCTTAGGCATACGCTTGTACTTGATCCATTCGTGACGGAAGATAGAACCGTCGATGATAGGGTTATGCATCATCTCCTTATTCCAATCCCTGTAACCAACGAATTCCCGGTAAGCATCTACCTCCTCCCGTGTCCATTTCTCCTTCCATGTCGGTTCTCCGTTCTTATCTACGGCATACACCTTACTCAAGAAAACACCTTTGGTATTGGCGATGTTATAGAGTACGGAGTTCTTGGAAATCAGGTTGCCGACCATGATGAAACGGCCGCGGCCTACATCGAGAGAACCGAAGAGGGCAGACTTTACCCAGGACGTAAGCTCACGTACACGCTTCTCGTTCTTGCAGAGTTCGTCATCGTCAAGGTCATCGATGACGATATAATCAGGGCGGGCTTCCCTATCACGGAGACCTCGGGGGCTCTGACCGCGACCACATGCCAGGAACTTGACGCCGCAGTTCGCCTTGAATTCTCCGTCGGTCCAGTCTCCTCCGGCAGGCTTCTGTTCTCCGAAGTCACGCTTGAGGCGATCGTTGTACTCCAGTTCTGCCTGGATATCACCAAGAAGGCGGCAGGCGGCATCTTCACTCTTGCCGACTACCACCATAAAGTTTATCAGGCGTAGCGGCTGGAACATGAGCCACAAGGGGGTGAATACATCCATGTGGGTACTCTTGGCATGACCGCGCGGCCACATGAATACAGCCTTCAGGTTAGCGGTGCGCTTGACCTTGCTTGCCGCCTGGTTGTGGAATGGCGCATTGTGGATGGTACGGATCACCTTTCCGGTAGTCTTGTCCTTGAGTTGCAGGAAGTGAGGAAAGTAATACTCGCAGAAAGCAGCATAGTTCTGCTGTAGCCTGTGGATGCGAGCTTCCTTCTCGCTCTTGCCTTCTGGAGCCATGAGCGATGTATCTGTGAGCGCCGCAATCTGCTTGCAGTGCTCCTTCCATTCCTCTATGGCCTTTTTCTTTTCTGCTAGTGTTGCCATTATGTATATGTATTAGAGATCGCAGGAAAAACCGTTCTGCATCTTGTCGGAGATGAAGAGATCCTGGTAATAATTGAATGTCTTGAGGAGTTCCGGTGTGATATTCGGGTCGTTCTGTGCCCGGAACTGCATCCATTTGCTGAATGCCATGAATACCTCGATGGCATCTACTACGTTAGCCTTCTTGTCAAGCTTCTCTATAACGGCTGACATTTTAGCAAGCTTGTCACCCAGTCCGGCAATCTTCGCAGCGTCACCGGAAGCATTGACATCGGTAATGAGGGTGTCGATGCTATGTAGCAGCTTGTTTACCAGCTCCGGGCGGGTCACGCTTGTGGCAGCCCGCTGCTCCTTCCATCCTTCCTGGTTGGCCCATTTAGAGAGAGTCTGACGGGAGATGTCTATCTGGTCTGCTATCTCGTTCTGATCCTTGCCTGCCATATATAATGTTCTGGCGAGCTTTTTCTTCTTTTCTAATTCTGCTTTTGTCATGTTATAACAGTGTTTTAATGTGAATAAAATGGCGGGCTATGTTGAAACCCACTGCAAAATTGGCATTTTTTAGGGAGTCTGCCAAAAAAGTATGAAATGATTGCATACCTTTATGAAGCGATTGCAGCGTTTTTTGGAGGGTTCGTGGAAAGTTCGTAATATTGCAGTCGAAATTCAAAAACGAATCGCAAATGGGAAAGAAAGTTAGAATTAGCGATGAGAGCGTGAACTGCTATGGTACGCGCATCATTACATCAGGTATTGACCTGACACAGTACGAGCGCAATCCTGTATTACTGTATATGCATGACCGCAGTCAAGGTGTAGTCGGGCTGGTGAAGAACCTGAAGGTGGAAAACGGAGAGCTGACTGGAGAAATCGAGTTTGACGGAGCCACTGAGCTGAGCCAGCGGCTGAAGAAACAGTATGAGTTCGGGTCGATGCGCATGGTAAGCGCCAACTTGCAGATCCTGGAGACTTCCGATGATAAGAGTCTTGTGCTGGAAGGACAGACTGCGCAGACAATTACCAAGAGCCGCCTCTTCGAGGTGAGTGCCGTTGATATCGGTGGCAATGATAACGCCATCGTGTTATACTCTCCGGATGGAGAACAGTTGCCGTTGATGAAAGGCGAAGAGAACGGAAGTGCTTTCCTGCCTTTGTTAAATAGTAATATTAATCCTCTTAAAAAAGAAGTAGAAATGGAATTGAAAACTTTAGCCCTTCAGCTGGGGCTTAGCGAAACAGCTGACGAAGCTACCGTCTTGCAGAAGGTTAGCGAGTTGAAGTTAAAGGCTGATGGTGCAGATGCTCTTCAGAAGCAGGTTGATGAGCTGAAGGCAGCGCAGGAGACGCTCGCCCTCGCTGGTATTACTGCCGCCGTGGATCAGGCCGTAAGCGAGAAGCGTATCGATGCTGGTATGAAGAACCATTTTGTCGAGCTTGGCAAAAAGGTAGGTATTGACACATTGAGGTTGACCTTGTCGGCCATGCAGCCACATGGTAAGCTCTCCGTACAGTTGCATCGTACCAGTACTGGTCAGATCGTGGCGGAGGAAACAGACTTCTCCAAATACGAGAAGCTGAGTGCCGTTCCATCCGGCAAAATGATGGATCTGCACGACAATCATCCTGACGAGTTCGCTCGCCTCTACAAGGCTGAGTATGGATTCGAACCAGCTTAATTTCAAGGTAACATAAAAATTCTATAATATGAGAAAGTTGATTAAAGTATTTACAGCATTGCTGTTCAATGCAATTATGGGTGCTCTCATTGCACTCTTGTTGGGATATAATCCATTCTGGGGTGCAGCTGTTGCTTCCCTTGTCGCTATCGCAGCAGGAACGTTTATGCCAAAGGGTTCTGCTTACGCCGGCGTTCTTAAAGAAGTATGGACTGGAGAGCTTATCAAGGCTCTACGTGCCTACCTGGATGCTTCCTGGCTTGTAGGCGTGCCGGATCAGAGTTCTATCGTGGATAATGATGTAATCCACATGGTGGATGTCGGTGCAGATCCACAGGTACTGGTTAATAACAAGACATATCCTATCGAAATCCAGGAACTCGAAGATGGAGACAAGACCTTCTCCCTCGATAAATTCCAGACAAAGGTTGTTCCTGTTACCGACGACGAATTGTATGCCCTGAGTTACGACAAGATGGCTCGTGTCAAGGAGAGCTGCGCCAACGCACTCAATGACACCAAGTATGCCAAGGCTGCCCATGCGCTCTGTGCCAATGAGAACACCGCCAAGACTCCTGTATTGGTAACGTCTGGCGCCGTGGATCCTGCGACCAAGCGAGTTAAGCTCTGTATGAACGATCTGGTGAACCTGAAGCGAAAGCTTGATGAACTGGGTGTTCCTCCAACCAACCGCCGACTTGTGCTCTGTACTGATCACGCGAACGACCTGCTCGAGACGGAGCAGACTTTCAAGGAGCAGTACAACGTTGACCGCAATGACGGCAAGGTCGGTAAGCTGTACGGTTTCGATATCTACGAGTTCGGCGCCAACCCTACCTATAGCACCACAGGCAAGAAGAATGCGCTGGGTGCAGCGCCTAAGGCTGGCGAGTTCCAGTGCTCGTTCGCATTCTACGTGCCTCGTGTGTTTAAGGCTACTGGTAGCACTAAGATGTATTATAGCGCCGCAGAGAACGATCCACAGCAGCAGCGCAATCTCATCTCATACCGTCATTATTTCATCTGTCTGCCTATGAAGGAAGACGCTGGCGGCGTAATCCGTTCAGGCTATAACGCAGGTTAACCGATGGCAAAAATGAAATATCTGGTAATCCACTGCACTGCCACGCCGGAAGGTCGGGAGGTGACAGCCGCCGACATCCGGCACTGGCACTGCGACCCTCCAGCCAAGGGCGGCAGAGGATGGAAGCAGGTGGGCTATACTGATCTTGTGCATCTGGATGGCAGCATAGAACGCCTGGTAGATAATAACGAGGATGCTGAGGTGGATCCATGGGAGATTACCAATGGTGCTGCTGGCTTCAATGCCGTGAGCCGGCATGTTGTCTATGCAGGAGGTGTCAGCAAGTACGACGGTAAACCGCTCGACACCCGCACCATGGGGCAGAAGAAGGCTCTTGCCGATTATGTGAGAAACTTCCACAACCGCTTCCCTCAAGTCCGTATTGTTGGACATAACGAGTTGAATTCAAAGAAAGCCTGCCCGTCTTTTGATGTCCAGGAATGGCTTCGCTCGTTAGGTATCAGGCAAGTGTAGATTTTTTCAGTAATAGTTGATAGTTTATTAGGTTAAGAAAGGTTTGAAAGGCGATGACAGACATCATACTAAACATACTGCAGTGGGCTATCCTACCGGGCGGCATTGGTACTGCCTTCGCCTGGATAGCCAATCGAAAGGTGAAGGAGGCTGAGCAGGCGAAGCGCATACATGACACCTTCAAGGAGATGTATGGCGACGTGAGCAAGGAACTCCTGGCAAAACAAAAAGAACTGAATGATGCAGCAGAAGATAATGCAAAGGCTATCGAGGAACTCAACAAGGAGAACGCCCGCACCCGCTATGCACTTAATAGGCTCACGCGGGCTATTGAGGCTATTCAGCTTTGTCCTCATCGCGCTAGCTGCCCTGTCAGTGGTGAGCTGCGCCACGACGAAGACGACCAGGAAGGAACAGAACCTGGTGCAAAGCGTACAAAGCGCCGACAGTGCAAGCCAAAGTCTGAGTCAGATGGTAAGCCAGGTGAAAACAATGGTGATGTGGACCCAACCGATAGCGAGCGACACGGTCCGGTTGAGCATACCGATGAATAATCTCCTCTCTCTGCCGCAGGGCGCAAGCTATAACGGTAAGCATGGCCGTGCTAACGTGAAGGCGTACGTACAGCCGAATGACGGTGACAAAATGCCAACGATCATCGTAGAGGCATCGTGTGATAGCTTGCAGCAGCTGTGCCTTCGGTATGAGAGTGAGCGAGACTCCTTACGAAACCAGGTAAGTCTGCTTAGCAGGCAGATGGAAATGTCGTACAGCAACAATGCTAGAACGGAGCAGAAAAAGCCTCCTAACAGCGTTTGCCTGGATTTGTTTTTTATTATCGCAGGTATTATGACCTGCTTGTTTTTAATGTATTTAATCAGAAAAAAATATGGATAACGTATTAGACGGAACAGACCTTATTCTTTCAGTTGGGGGTAAGGCATTGGGTTACAGTACCGGGTGTAAGATTACAACCAGTACGGAGACTGGCGAGCGTGTAACTAAGGAAGCTTCCGCAGGCAAGTGGAAGGAGAAGTATGTAAAGAGCTTCTCTGAGAGTATCAGCGCTGATGGTGTCGTGCTGACGGGTAGTAATGCAGAAATGCCTACCTATGATCAGCTGAAGGATCTCCAGCTGGCAGGAACTCCTGTCGAGGGAACCTATTCTGTTCGAGAGGGTGATGGCCGTGAAGGCAAGACTGCCGGACAGTACAAGGGTAAGTACATCATTACTTCGCTCGATCTCGATGCACAGGCTGGCGAGGATGCGAAGTATAGTGTACAGCTTGAGAATAGTGGTAAGGTTGAAAAAATCGGCACAGGCTTGCAGGGGACCGCAACTGCATGACTGAATACCGATGATGCCGGGAATGAAGAATCCCCGGTTTCGGCCGTAAGTGAAACGTCTTTAGAATCTGAAACGGATGAATAAGATCATGATTAAGGTTGGTGGCAAGGAGTTTCCTTGTCGCCTCACTATGGGAGCGATGCTCCAGTTTAAACGTACTGTCGGCAAGGATGTCAGCCAGATGGACTGGAAGGATGTGGAAGAACTGTTGATGCTCATGTGGTGCTGTGTGTCGAGTGCCAGCCGAGCTGATAACATTGAATTCCCCATTGACTTCCCGATGTTCTGCGACTTGGTATCTCCGGCAGATATAGCTAAGTGGAATTCCACGATAGCAGAAGCGAATAAAAAAAAAAGCGAGAAGGAACAGTAAATTCCGAATCGGGCAATGATGATCCGGTGGATGTGGAACGTCTTCTGGGTATAGCTATGGGGTGTATGGGGATGAGTATGGATGACTTTTGCCGATGCACTCCATCTGAATACTATGCAGCGTATGAAGCTTGGCATGATGCTGTAGATGCTGCGGAACGTGGCAAGTGGGAACGGGTAAGAATGCAATGCCTGTGCATCCTGCAACCCTACTCGAAGGATAAGCTCAAGGCTAGAGATATTATGCAGTTTGCCTGGGATAAGGAAGTGCAGACTGAGATTCCAGAAGTGAAAGAGAAGCTCAGTCGTGAGGAAATCATGGAAAGATACAGGATGGCAGCGGAGAGGGCTGGATTACATTAGCTTAGATATTGTCGTCTTTTATTGTCATGAATCCCCAAAGTAGAAGAGATACGAAAAAGACAGCGAGACACCAAACCATGGCTTCTGCTAACCATGAAGGCGAACCATGTCTCATGGCTAAGTCGCAAAAATACATACCGAACAGAAAGCTCAGTACGGAAATCAAACCAATAGCGGTTCTTGTTGTGTTGGGTTTTACTTCGTATTTCATAATTTTCGTTTTATTTTAAACACGCTGCAAATATAATAAAAAAGACGCAATAATCCAAATTAAATATCGCAAAAATGGCTAATGAGGTAAAATTTAACATTCGGCTCAATATAGACGGTAAAGATAGAGTGGTTGTTGCCACAACTGCTGTAGATAACCTGAGACACGTGGTGAATAGTGTCAATGAAGCCACAGAAGATTTGAAGGGTAAGCTTATTAATACCAATCAGATTACGGAGGCGTGGAGAAATGTTACTGATGCCTTCCAGCAGATGGTGGGTGACCTTAATCAGGTTACAGCGGAAAGCCGGACTTTTGGAGCGGCAATGGCTGCGGCTAATACCATGGCTGGTAAGAGCGGAAAGGAATTTGCGGCAATGAAGCAACAGGTAGCAGAACTTGCCGATGAAATACCGATTGCGCGTGATGAACTTGCAGGCGGTCTTTATCAGGTTATCTCGAATGGAGTTCCGGAAGACAACTGGATTGATTATCTCCGTTCTTCGGCAAAATCCTCTGTGGGAGGTATTGCCAATCTAGGAGAAGTGGTAAAGGTTACTTCTACCATTATCAAGAATTATGGACTGGAATGGAGTAATGCTGGAGAGATACAGGACAAGATACAGTTAACCGCAAAGAACGGTGTCACCTCGTTCGAACAGATGGCGCAAGCCTTGCCGCGTGTTACGGCTCAAGCTTCGACGTTAGGAGTGTCGATAGATGAGCTGATGGCTTCATTTGCTACACTTACCGGCGTAAGTGGAAATACCGCAGAGGTTAGTACTCAGCTTGCAGCTATTTTTACGGCTCTTATAAAACCTTCGAGCGAAGCTACCGAAATGGCCCAGCAAATGGGTATTCAGTTTGATGCAGCGGCTATTAAGGCGGCTGGTGGAATGCAACAATTCCTTGAGTCTCTTAGCACAGATATAAAGCGATTCTCTGCATCGAGCGGTATGTTGGAACAGGAAATCTACGGCAAACTTTTCGGTAGTGCAGAAAGCCTTCGTGCTATTACTCCTTTGGTAGGTAATCTGGCAGATAAATTCAGGAGTAATGCTGCTGAAATGCAAAATAGCGCAGGAACTGTTAGTAAAGCCTTCGACATCATGGGTAGTACAGGAAGCGCTGAGATTCAACTTCTGAACAATAAACTTGGTGAATTCACAGACGTAATACAGGGAAGTATTGGTAATACTCTGCCGTACGCAAATTTTGCGTCTCAGCTGATTATTACTACCAATGCAGCTTGGACTCTGACTAGAACTATTACTAATCTTGGAGTTACGTCCAAGGTTACTTCTGCGATTGTAGCTATGTTTAGTCCTATCTGTAAGGTGGCGTCTGCTGCTTTTACAGGTGCAGCTGTAAGCGCTGAAACCTTAAGACTAGCAATTAGAAGCTTATATATAACAGCTGGTGTTGGAATAGCTATTGCTGCTCTTACAGAAGTGATTAATCATCTGTCTGCTAGCAATGACCAGGCAGCAAGTAGTGTGAATGACCTGTCGCAAGCGGAAGAGAAGGCTAAGCAGGCGCACGAGCAAACTGCTCAGCAGATATCATCCGTACGTAGTGAAATGTCGCTGAATATCGCCAAGCTCAAAGACTTCAAGGGCAGCAAGGAACAGGAGAAAACTCTGGTACAGCAGATGAATAGCAAATATGGGGAGGCTATGGGCTATTATTCTACCGTGTCGCAATGGTATCAGGCTCTTACCGCAAATTCTGAGGCGTACTGTAACCAGATGATCAATGAGATTAGATTGAGGGAACTTGCTAACCAGGCAGCAGACCTGATCAAGCAGCAGCACGATATTAAATATGATGAAAACGGGAAGCTAAAGAAATATAGTAAGAAAAATAAAACAGAAACAAAGACCGTAGGCCAGATAGATACTGGCGACGGTAAGATTATTCCTGTTAAGCAAGAAGTCGAGATTGAGGGTACCAGTCAGCTTGATAAGGTTAACAGGAAGATGACTTCGCTTTACCGCCAGCAGCAGAATGTGAAAAAGCAAATGGAGTCCATCGTTAGGGATGGGCAGAAAATAAAGTTCAAGCATACTGCGGGGTATAGTTCGGCTCCGCCGTCATTATCAACTGGTAATACAACAAAAGACGGTGCGGTAACTGATACAAAGCCGGATGTGAAGGAGAAAGCTCTAAAAGGCAGTATTGATTTCTATGAGGAAGAAATAAGGGATTTGCAAAAGAAAATCAATGCTTCGGCTGACGAAGCTGCCGTCAAGGGCCTCCAGCAGATTCTGGAAGGAAAGCAGCGAGAGTTAGGAATGCTGAAGGTAAGATTAGGTATCGAAAGCGTTCCTGATATAGAGATCAAGAAAAAGGCTAAAGATATATTGTCGGATATTGATGAACAGATCGATCGCCTGAGGCTAAATCCTATTGAAATTAAAGTCGAAGGTCTTGAAGATCTGGAGAAACTGCAATCCCTCGGTAATATCAATCTCTCGAGTTTTCAGAGTGTCCAGCAGCAGCTGCACACCATCAATGGAATCTCAAATTCTACAGCCAAAGGACTTGCTGTGGCCGGAGAAAGTTGCGCAGCGCTTGGAAGCGCTATGCAGCAACTCGGCTCTGATAGTGCAGCTGCCAAGGCTGGTATGATGATGGCTGCGGTAGGACAGATCGTTCTTTCCTTTGCGCAGGCAATGACCTCTACCAAGACCTGGATAGACTGGCTCGCATTCGGCATTACAGGCGCAGCTCAACTGACTAGCATCATCGGCATGATAAGCAAGTTTGCTACAGGTGGCATTGTGGGAGGCAATCAGAGAAGTGGTGATAACATCCTGGTACGTGTAAATTCGGGAGAGATGATTCTGAATGCAGCGCAGCAGGCTAGACTCTTCGCAATCGCCAATGGCGCATCCCTCTACGGAGCTGCTGCACAGGTTGGTTCCGGAATCTCTGATGGTTTTACTCCAGGAGTGAAGGCTTCTACAAGTCGCTTGCAAGGTATCCTTGTCGAGAACAAGCAGGCGCCAATAGATATCAACCTACGCCTGCGGGGAAGAGATATCGTCGGCTCTGTAGCGAATGAAACCAGAAGCAATCGCAAGCGGAGTAATATCCGTATCAGATAATAGTATTATAACATCATTATAAAAGCATTAGTAGGCTATGTATATACACGGTTATTATTATAACAGGAAAGAAGAGAAAATCTCCGTCTATATCCTGATTCGAGGTGATCGATCCGAGGAAGTGGAGATAGGTGGCGATGGTAGCGGAGTCACCTTCTCTGATGACCCAGTGGAAATCACCTCGCAGGTGAATGATACGTTCGATCATATTCTCTGCTCGCAGGCTTCTATCCGCTTGCTCTGCGAGAACTATGTGAAGGAATTCTTCTCGGGATCCTGTAGGGATGCTGTAGTGAATATCTACCGGGGAACAGAATGTCTCTTTGCCGGATATATCGAGCCTCAGACTTTCTCGCAGGGATATAATGAGTGTGAGGATGAAGTAGAACTGACTTGTGTGGATGCACTCTCAGCCCTTCAGTATTCAAAATATAAGAATGTCGGTTCGCCTTTAGTACTATATAATAAGGTAAAGGCAGAGGCGCAGCAGCGTACCTTCCATGACATCGTGACGAATATACTGAATGGTGTGATGGATGGTATTGATATTCTCGGCGGTCATGATAAGCCATTATACTATGATGGCAGCAAATATGTGGCCGCAGAGAAGGATAAGCAATATTCCGTACTACAGGATATCAGTATCTCGGAACTTCTCTTTCTGGGTGATGAGGATGATGATGTCTGGACTCAGGAGGATGTGTTGACTGAAATTCTGAGATATCTCAATCTTCATATAAGGCAGGCTGGCATGAATCTCTATCTGTTCTCCTGGGAGACAATCAGGAGTGGAAAATCTCACTCCTGGCATAACCTCAATGGGAACGGTGATTTAACGATTGTTCCTCGGACGGTAGATATTACTACGTCTATCGTAGCAGACTGTGATACGCAGATCAGTGTTGCGGAGACGTATAATCAGCTCAAGTTGACGGCTGATGTGAAGGAGATGCAGAATATCGTCAAGAGCCCTCTCGATAGCAATGCGTTGCGTAATGCTTTCCTCGGCATGCAGAAGTATATGACAGAGTACGCTTCCGATGGAGAGGGTAAAAGAGCTTATCATGGATTTGCAGAACTGGTGGCGAATGGCAGTACTGGCTACGATGGCGGTTCGGTGGTTGACTGGTATGTACAGGTAAGAAAGTGTCAGGACTGGCGCTTTTATGGTGCCAAGAAAAAAGATCTCGTGAAGGATTTATGCCAGGGAGTCAATCAGCAGGATGCCGTGAACTATCTGGGAACCGTGCCGGGTGCCTCGATGCTGGTGTCTGTAGGAAGCGTCAAGAAGACAAACGGCGGACAGGACAATTCGCTCGTATCGAAAATATCCATGACCGATTACCTGGTAATCAGCGTAAACGGCAATGGCAAGGATGAGGAAAGTGAATTCTATCCCAATGACTCGGACCTTCTGAAAGCGATACCATGCGCAGAATATGTAGGCAATGAAGTTGGTGGTGTATTCTCGCCTAGCGATGAAAATACGACTAATTATATCGTAATCTCCGGGAAAATGGTAATGAATCCTCTGATGAGGATGACGGCTAATTATCATGATCTGAGAAATAAAACCTGGTTGAGTTTACCATTCAGTGGGCAGGATGGTATCTACGTCTGGCATCAGACTGTGCCAAGCCGCAATAACGGAGATGGTCGCTATTATACACGCAGATATTGGAAAACGGAGAACTGGAGAAGCGAGGTGGTATCAGATGATATTATGGACAAGAAGAGTGATGGCGGATTTATGCCGTTTACTGGTGAAGGCCCGCAGGAGTTTGAGTTTAAGTACAGTGCATTCGGGGACAGCACCGATAAGTTGTCGAAGGTCGGCGTAATTCAGTGTATGCTGATAGTAGGTGATAAATGCGTAGTTGAAAAACGCCCTGGGCAGCTCCTCGGAAGCGATAAGGTGGCGGGAACGGGTAATGGTCAGCTATCGGATTATGTTTGGATGAAGTATAAGGCCAGAGAGGAATGCTCATCTGATGATGAATATTACCAGCAGAGTTTCTCGGTGGGATTCGACCCTAAGATTGGGGACAAAATCATCGGTACAGAGTTTTCCATACAGAATAATCTGAGCTATACTGATAATGTGGATGCAGATGGAACTGCCATTCCGGTCCGTATGAGTGACAAGGTGCATGGTGCTGTGAAGTTTATCATCCTCGGACCAGTCAACAGTGTGTGGGAAGAAATCATCCGACGACATCCTACCGCCTTCCGACATACCAAGTGGTCGAGCAATACGAAGCCTATCCTATCACATGTGAGCGATATTCTACTGGAAGAGTTTGAAGTGAAGGTTGTAAGCGATCATGGTAAGGTTGGCAGTGATGGCGCAGAGAATGACCTGGTGTATCTGAGCGACACGAAAGAAAATTTCGTGAATGTCAAAGATGATCTTGAGATGAAGATCACTACAGCTCTGACATCTGAGGAATGCAAAGCGCTCGGTGTAAAGAATGGCATTAGTCTTTCTGCGCCGCTGAATGTTGACACAGAACTGAGTTTGCTGGGTGTTTACAATACTAGCAATGGCGAATTGGCAAAGCCGGAGCAGCATTATGTCAATGACTACTGGCAGGAATGGCATGAGCCAAGAGTTGTCATGGAACAGAATCTGATGGATGAGCACGGTAATGTTTCTCCATTCGATTTGTATCGGCATCCTGCAATCGGCAAGACCTTTCATGTGCAAGGTATCAGCTATAATCTAACCAGTGGCACTGCTCAGATGACGATTAAAGAGATATTCTAATTATATTCTAACAATATTATAAAGTCGTATGATAGAAACAAAAATCATAGTTAAACCCAAAGGGAATTCCGGAACAGGCAATAGTTCCGGAGCGGCTGGCTATGGAGGTGAGTATGTGTCTGAAGCTGATTATGCTGCTAGAGCCGGTAAGGCTAAGAAGGCGGAGTCTGCGGATCTGGCAATGCGCGCCAATACGGCTAATACAGCTGATCGTGCAAAGTATGCTGACAAGGCGGGAGAACTTGACGAAGAAGCAGAGGTTTTGCAGAGGTACATCCGCAAGGATATTGATGATATAGCTCAAGGAACCGTAACCTGGGAGAAAGTGCAGAAGCTTGTAAGTGGATTGCTTGTCGGTAACTTCAACAATGAGAACGGCGGCTCTTGGACTCTCGATGCAGCAGGTCGCTCGCATCTCATCACAGATTACCTGGAGGTGAGAATGAAGGCTATCTTCGAGGAGCTGGTCATCAAGAAAACCTCCACCATCGGTGGTAAGGAGATTATTTCTCCTGCTGGCGGTGTGGTGGCTCATAAGGTAGAAGTTGTTACTGTGACATATAACAATGTGTCACAGAAGGCTTATCGTTGCTATTTCTTAGCAGAGCAGGAAGGCGATGCCGTGGATAATGATTTCGCTATTGGCGACCAAGTGCGCTCGGAATCATTCAATGTACGCAAGGGCACTTACCACAAAGTTGGCAATCACTTTTACTGGCGATTGGCAATCGGTCGCGATGAAGACCCTGTAGAGCTGGAAGGCAAGAAGTATCACTATATCGACCTCTCAGATACCGATTGTGCCACGGCAAGCGATGTCCCTGCTAAAGGTGATGTGCTCAATCAGTGCGGTAATAGAACCGATGTAGAACGTCAGAACTGCCTTATCTTCTCGGCGGTAGATACCTATTCGCCATCAATCGGATTGTATCACGGCATCAATAGCTACTCCTTTGCAAACAAGGAATACGTAGAGTATGGCGTAAACAAGCAGACCAACAAGGCGTTTTTTAATGTCTATGGTGATATGTATGTGGGCGACCGACCTACCAAGGAGAATGGTTACGAGGGAAGCTCTTATGTTAAATATGACAGCGCAACCAAGCAGGTAGTCATCAAGGGTAAGCTTTCGGCTAAATCCACCGTGGATGGCAAGGAATTGTCTCAGTATATCAAGGAGAACTCAGCAAAGGGCTTGACCGAGGAGCAGGTAAACAATCTCATCAAGAACTCGCAGGTCATTATCGACTTGCAGAATCAGGTGGATGGGGCTATCGAGACGTGGTTCTATGAGGGTGTGCCTACCTTGAAGAATGCGCCAGCAAGCAGTTGGACGACCGACAAGGATAAAGATACCCATCTTGGCGACCTTTACTACGACAACAAGACGGGCAAGGCATACCGCTTTGCCAAGGATGGAAACACCTACAAGTGGACTATCATTACTGACACCGATATTGCCAAAGCCCTCTCTGATGCAAGCAAGGCACAGGAGACCGCAGACGGGAAAATGAAGGTGTTCAGCACTCAACCGAACCCACCATACCAAGTTGGTGACATCTGGGTAAATGCCACTTATCCTTCTGACGGCAGTACCTACAAGAATGAGGTATTGCGCTGTCAGACAAAAAAAGCGGCAGGTTCTCAGTTCGTCATCGGTGATTGGATCAAGGCATCTAAATACACCGATGATACCGTTGCCAATGCAGCCAAGGCTGCGGCGGAGAAGGCTCAGAAAGCGGCAGAAAAGGCGCAGGGTGACATCAGAAATCTAGGAACAACCGTAACTGACAATAAGAAGGCGTTCGATAGCTACGTTAAGGATGGCTACCTAGAGCCTTCCGAGATTGCGGCTATGGCGCAGGATTCCAAGCGTATTGAAGATGCTTTTACGGCTGCGCAGAAGTCTTACAATGAGGTGAAGGGAGCAGAGGTGCTGGCGAATACAAAGGAACTCACCGACCTTAACGCTGCTTTCACTACCCTCTCTACTTCCAAAACGGAACTCATCAAGTATCTCTCGGATATTGCAAAGAGATATAATGCGGCTGATACAAACGGCAAGGCTACCATCGTCTCAGCCGTGGGAACAAAGTTTACCAACTTTCAGAGTGCATATTCTGCCTTCTATGATAAGCTGGGTTTGGCGAACGCATATATCACTAGCAAGATATATGGTGACTTGAAGCAGAATATTACCGACCTTGCAGGTTACAAGTACATCAAGGATGCACTCGGTCAGACTACAGATATTGACGGTGGTCTTGTGATGACAACACTCATTGCTCTGAGAGATGCAGATGGAAACATTCAGAGTGGTATCAACGGAGCGATAGACCCGAACAGAGGAAAGAAGAGCATTGCAACGTGGTGGGGCGGACAAATGGTGGATAAGGACTATAATAGTGGAAGCCTTACCCCTGCAACCTCCCTCGTCCGCTTCGATGGCTCTGGCTACCTTGCCAACGGGGCTATCTGGTGGGACGTGGACGGAAAGGTTCACGCTGACCCTACATCTTTCATCATCAGCGAAAAGAACTTGGGTGCATACCTCACCTTCTTCGAGCCGACTTGGAAGGAAGGAAGTGCAGGAACGAGCGTTGCTGACCTTGTGTCGCTGAAGCCAAACGCACCATTTTCCAAACTTGGTGTATCTGGCGATGCTACATTCGAGGGCGCAATCACCTTCCACGGCATCAAGCTCACTTATGATGCAACCAACAAGGCTATCAAAGTGGATGGAAATCTCTATGCCACAGGCGGTATCACAGCATACGGAGCAAGTAGTGTCGCAGGCGGTGGCGGATTGAATGCAAGCGTAATCAGCTATGCGAGAATCATAGAGGGAAGCTATACAGATGCAGACTTGACGAGTATTCCGAATGCCTATGCTATCAAGGCTCTC